GCTGCTTTAATTAAAAATCTAATCTTATCAAGAGTATTCGAATCAGTTGGTGCAGATGCTGGGAAAGATAATACAACCTCAAAAAGATTTGCGCGAGTACCACCACCAGAGAGTTTACTCTTGAAGTCGGTAATCTTCCTTAAAGGAGGTGGATTTAATTGATTTCTGGTTGCCATAGTTTTTTACCTCTAGATTAATTAGAATTGACCGATTACTTCATCAAATGAAACGCCAGTTCTGGTGGCAACAAAAGTAAGACCAATGAAGTTAATTGATCTTGCAGGTTTAATGTAGATGTCAGCAACGAATTCATTATTATCAATCACGGCTGCAGTGTTGTTTGTTTCATCACAAACAACTACATAATCGAAGATCCCTCTCTTTGCTTGAACATCGCGGAGGAAAGGTTCAACAATATTTACAAAGTTTGTTCTTGTAATTTCATCGTTGAATTCAAACAACTGATACTTAGCAGCAGTTGCAATTGCTTTCTCAAGAACGATAAACAAACGACGCACGTTGATGCGATCGAATGCAGATGGTTTAGCCAATAGAGTCTTATCGCCGAATAGAACAGTACCATCTCCTGGGAATGTAACAACAGGGTTAATACCATTCTTGTATAAATTGTCACGATCTGTTTTATCAAGAGAAACTGCTAACTTAACTACGTTCTTGATTTGACCACGATTCAAACCACCTGGAGAGAACCATGCATCATTTGTGTAATCAGTGCGAGCGCATAGACCAGCAACGTCACCATTTAATGGAATATAACGATACTTATCGTTATAACGATCATACTGATATTTGTATCCAGAGTCAAGAACTGCGTAAGAAGTACTAGTTAATGCATTGCGGTAAGTAATAATTTTTTGTACAGCTTGATCACCACTGTTTGATGTGCTGATAATGTCGCCATTATTATCTTGTGGAGAGATGAATACTACGCAATCTTTTCTAGATTCTGCAATAGCAATAATAGCATTAGCAACAGTTGTAGATGCTTTACCAGCTGGGATTAATGAAATGTCATAAGTAGCATCATCAGAGAAAAGATTCCATGCTGCAATACGTTGACCATCTGTTGGAATTAAGTTATCAACAGCACCAGCAAGAGAACGAGATACAGCTGCTGCATTAGCAAATGTAGTTCCTGCTACAGTGTTGCCCCAGTTAGTTGAACCAGTTGGATGATCCATCCACCAGACATACTGTGAGCGAGAATTGATTACGTCTTTATAATAGTTATTGGTTCCATCAAATTTCTTAGCGTCTCCTGCTTTTGACACATAAGCAAATTTTTCTAAAATAGTTCCTGGAACACCAGTCCATAAACCATCTTCATCGATAACGATTACATGAAGTTCATCGTTTGAACCACCAACTGAAGCTGCTGCATCAGAAGTACCTGGAGCAGTATCAAATTCAGCTTTATATGTCCAAGTAGCAAAACTTGAAGAATCTGCAAGAGAAACTAGTAGAGAGTTACCCAAAGTTCCTGGATACTTTGCAGCGAATTCACCGAATGTTCCTGCGCCATTAGCGTAAGTCACTAAGTAATCGTCTTCGTTATTAATTTTAACGCCACCAATTGTAACAACTGAATTGGCAGTTGCGCCAGAGCCACCACCACCAGTGATAGTTACTGTAGGTGCAGTAGTATATCCTGATCCACTGTTAGTAATCGTTATACTTGCAATTGTTGTTGTGGACAATGTAATTGTTCCAACTGTTGCACCAGTACCAGTACCACTAATAATTGCTGTTGGTGCAGTAGTATATCCTGAACCACCATTGGTAACTGTAATTCCAGTGACAACTCCACCAGAAACAACTACTGTTCCAGTTGCTGCTGTTCCACCAACAGTTGTTGGTGCTGTAAACGTAACGGTAGGTGTTCCAGTATAACCAGCACCACCAGCAGAAACAGTCGCAGCAGTAACATTTCTACCAGCTAAAACAGCTACTGCAGTAGCTTGAAAACCATCAGCAACTTGTGGTGCACCGATAGTAACAGTAGGTACAGCAGTATAACCAGTACCAGCAGCTGTTACAGGAATTGCAGTAACTAGACCAGATGGGTTAGCTACAGCATTGCGATGAGTGATTGTATCTGCACGAACAACCAAAAGGTTATTAGTGTAAGATAAGAAGTTTGCTGCTGTAAAAAATGATGCAGAGCTATCTACGTTTGGTTTTCCGAAACGACGAACAAGTTCGGTTTCAGAAGAAATGGTTACAGGTTGTAAAACTGGACCCCACTGGAACACTCCAGCAAAAGCACCAGCAGAAGTCGAAACTGCTGGAACAATAGAGGTAAAGTCTTTTTCTACAACTGCAACGCCAGGACTTAATTGAAAAGGCATTGTAATTCTCCTTATTACATGTTATTCTGTTTTGCTTCGAGGAGCACTTGAAAGCACTAATTTATTTATTGAAACCGCAATTTCAAAAGTTTAATAGTGGTTTCTCTCTTGTATCCCCATTATCATAAAAGCCAAATGGGGTAAGTTCTTCTTCCATCGCTTTAATCTTTTTCTCATACATAATTTGTCTTAGGTTTACATTATTTAGGTCTTTAAAATAACTCGTAGAAGTTAGCCAAGAAAACAGAACCAAAGACATAACCATATCATCATGATACCCCTCATCTGCTTCATAAGAATTGCGTTTTTCAATAAAAGTTGAAATTTCTGATATAATATCTGCGTCTTCGATAATTAACTTATTTTCCTCTAATAACGCTTTGAAATTATGACAACCAGTTCTTTTAACCTTTTTATCTGTATTTACGCCTAATTGAGTCTGTCCGCCACCAAAGCCACCAGTAACAGTTTGGAACCCTGTGCTTCTATTCACAAAGACTAAATTTTCATATTCTAATTCATGATGTAAAATGTATGGAACCTGTTCGCTAGAGTTAATTTCAACTAAAACGAATGCTTGATTAAATTGAGTAGCCACGTGATAAATTACACTAGGATACATCAATGGACTAATATCATTTCTTCGATATTTACCGATAAGTCTATAAGGAACTTCCGTGATATCGACAATAGTGAAAGCAGAATAATCTCCACCAACACCTTTTGCAGTATCTGCAACTAAAACGTATGTATGTCCCTCTTCAGGATTTTTGTATAAATCTAAACCATCTTTGCTGAAAATTGGAACCGCAACTGACATCTTTGCAATCACATCAGCATTGACTAAAGTTAAACTAGAACCTAAGAACTTACATAAAACTTCTTGGTTATATTTTAACTCGCCGAGCATGGCTTTTTGCTCAGCTGCCCATTTATCATCACGTCCTGGAATTTTCCAGTAAGGAATGAATAATGGAACAAATCCGTTTCTACCTTTCTCAGCATCATTCCAGAACTTCCAGAAATGATTGTAACCGAGTGGTGTAGAACTTAAAAGAATCTTGGTAGTTTCACCAGCAGAAATAGTTGGGTAAACTGATGTAAAGAATTCTTCGGCAACTGTATTTGGAATAATCGCAGTTTCGTCAACGTACAGTAAGTTAACAGATTTACCACGAATACCAGAAGCAGATGTTGCAGCAGTAAATACTTTACTACCATTTTCTAATTCAATGTCACCCTTATTCCAAGTGGTAACACCTTGTTGCAACCAGAGTGGTAATCCTTCATACATTAACTGATAACGAGATAAAACTTCTCGAGCAGCAGTTGCTTTGTTTGCAAGAATAGCAACTGTCTTGTTATCTTGAAATAATGTATACCACAAAATATATGCAGCGGAAGTAGTTGTTTTACCCTGCTGTCTTCCTTCCATAAGAATCACTCTGCGATTCTCATGAATAACTTTAACTTTTTCTTTTTGACAATCGTATAATTTAAAGGGAATTAAACCCTTATCAAGAGAAACAATCTGACAGTAGTTCTCTATAAAATAAATTGGATCATCACGACACTTTAAATACTCTTGAACATTCTCTGGAGTGAATTGAACTGTTACTCCAGCAGCTTTTAAGTTCGCATTAGCATTATATATTTTAACCATTTTTAGAAATTATCTTCCCAATTTTCCTGGCTAACTGTTGCAGTCGCTGAATCTCCTTCTGCAACGTAGACTCTGTTCGGATTACTGAAGTCTTCATTTTGCCCAACATTGGCATTAACTTGAGTAATAACTCCTTGACCAGAAACAGGACCAAAAAGGCTAGTCTTTAATGTAAAGTTTAAAGTATGTGTTACAAAACGACGAGTCTGAAAATCTCCATCATAATCATCTTGAACAGAAACGCTATTTAAAATGATAGGAACATCTAAAACAATATTCATATCCTGAACAGTTTTAACTGCTAGCGTAT